CGTCAGGGTTCCTGTTCCCGCGAGCGATTCCGGAACGATGACAGAGACTAGCCACGTCGATCAGGGCGCGGCTGTCGGCGGTACCGACTCGGGATCGTTGGCGGAAGCAACGAGCTTGCAGACGACGGTGACGACCTCAGACGCCATAGCTACGGCCTCGGAGGTTACCACCGTCAAGGCGACGGTGTCTGCAGCCGACTCGGCAGTAGGCGCAGACACCGTTGCCCTATTCGTCCCGGTCTCGGTGGCCGATGCCGGCGTCGGTACGGAGTCTTCCACGCTCGCTGGGAAGCCGCAGACCGGCGACATAGGCTCCAGCACTGAGACCGGGGCGGTGATTGCCCAGATCACCGCGACAGACGCGGGCGGATCGACAGAAGTAGGGTTGGTTACATTCGCGGTCACCTTGACTGACTCTGGTACCGCGACTGAAGCATACTCCCTGACGGTCTCAAGGACGGATACCGACTCAGGCTCCATAGTCGAGTCCGCTTCGCCCGTTGCCTCTCTCACGACGGGTGACTCTGGCTCGGCTACTGAGTCGGTGTCCGCTCGCGTCTACGTCACCGACTCGGATCTCGCAATGGCCGCCGAGGTTGTGGCCCTGGTTGCGAAGCTCGCCAGCGGAGACAATGGGTCAATCGCCGAAGGAACTACCACCCGTGCTCAAATCATCGCGATTGACTCGGGCACCCTTATAGATAACGCGATACCGGACATATATACTGATGACTACGCGGTGGGGATCGACACCGAGCTTCTACACGTCTGGGTCGAAGACCAAGACAATGGATTCATGTCGGAAGTCTACGATAGGCAGCCTCCGCTGGTCTTCTTTACGGGCGCTCCTGCAGGCTATATACTCGCGATGTCGATGGGCACCTTCTCCACACCCGCATCCGGAACGTTCCGCAGCGCGTCCGGGTCGCAGGGTTCCTTTGGTAAGCCGACGACCGGGAGGATCTTGAAATGACCGTAGTGTCATTCACCGACTACACGCCGGTGCCCAGGTTCGATGGCATTCCTTGGATCACCATCCTCATCGACGAGTCTACGATGGAGGATGGCCCCTGGGATCCCATCGACTCCATACCGATGTTGCCAGTTGACCCGGATCCGGCCGAGCCGATGGCAAGGTCGTTCACGACGGACAACGCCACGATGGACGAGGGTTGGTACCGGGTCTCGTTTGTCGATGTGAACAACAACGTCGTCCAGACAGCCCCTGCGTTCCACGGAGAAGCGTACGCCTGGATCCCGACGTTGGCCGATGTCGGCTCGCTCGTCCTAGCTCGGACTCGCGACCACAACGGGAACGTCTTGGGAACATTCACGGACGACACGCAGCCGACCGACGACCAGGTCAGAGCGTTGATTCAGAAGTCCGTCGAGAACGTCATGCCGTTCATCGGCACCGACATTCCCGAGGTTCTCAACCAAGAGGCTCAGGATGTCGTCGCGCTCCGGACGGCGATGTACATCGAGTTGACCTTCTTCTCCAACGAGGTCGCTCAGAATCGCTCGCCCTACCCGGAGTTCAAAACGTTGTTTGACGAGAAGATCGCGACCCTCGCAACGGCGGTCGCCGCTGTCGAGGCGGGCGCAGATCCCTCGGATGCCCTCGTCAGCGTCGCAGATCAGGGCTACGGCTACCCGGCATACGCCTTTCCTCCGCCAATGTCAGTCATGACCAACTTCCCGCCTGGCTACCCACACAGTGGGATTGTTTGATGGCCCGGGAACTAGTCATCCGCATCTTTGGTGCGGAGGAGGCGAGGGAACGTCTGTTCCAGGGAGCGAACCGGGCGGGGAGCATGGAGCCGGCATTCGAGGACATCGCCGAAGATATGCGCAGGATCACGGCGATCAACTTCAGCAGCGAAGGTCGTCGTGGCGGCGGAAGCTGGGCATGGCTCTCTCCGAGCCGTCTCCGCCAGAAGATCAAAGCTGGTCTTCCTGAGGACATCCTGATCGCCCACAAGAGGTTGTACGAGTCAGTCACCACTGACAACGACGACTCGATTGCGGACATCTACAAGAACCGGATCAACTTCGGGTCTGCGCTCGACTACGCAGCTTCCCATCAGTTCGGGAATGAGCATCTGCCGGCGCGGCCCTTCCTCCGCTTCATCGAGAGTGATCTGGAGGGATGGGTCACGATGTGCGAGAACTCGATCTATCAAGCGATGGGGTTCTAGTGACCGACATCTTCGGGCCGATCTTCGACGGCAGTGTTCTTTCGCGGGCTGTCTTGTCTTGCCTGGAGGCATGGTACCCGACCTACATCCAGGAGATCGAAGTTCAGCGCGGCTACCCTCGCGGCAAGATCCCACATCCCAAGACGTACACGGAGCGATGGCAGTTCGACTCCTACCCGGACGACAAGATCCCGGTCGTGGTCGCTGTCTGTCCTGGAATGGCGGAGCCTCCTGAGCACACCGGGGATGGAGTCTACGGAGGCTGGTGGGCGCTCGGGGTCGGGATCATCGCCGCAGCGAGCACCGAGGAGAACTCTGAGCGCCTTGCCAAAGTCTACGGCGCGGCTGCTCGGGCGATCCTGATGCAAAAATCGTACATCAGCGATGACTGGGAGTTCGCCGGGGTCGATCTGGTGGACGAGAGCTATGACGACATTCCCGACATGGAGCAAGCCCGAACGATGCGAGCGGTACAAATCATCACACGGGTCAGGGTCGAGAACGTCGTCACCATCTATGGCGGGCCTCAATACCCGATCCCGCCGGATCCGGAGACGCAGCCTGGGTCGGACTGGCCTACTGCCGACACGGTAGACGTCACAATCAAACGGAAAGAGGAGGAGGGTTGATGCCACCGACACCGAAGCCCCAGAAGCCGCCGGATCCTCCGGGTACGCCGTGGTACAGGTTCATCGGGAACCGCGCGATGATCCTGGAGGGCGGGCAGCCCATCGAACCGGGGCAGTACATCCAGCTCACTCCGGAGGAGATCACCGGCGTGACACAGCTGGCAGTTCTGGACGGACATCTCATCGACGCGACCGGCTCGGAGCCGCAGATGGCCCAGGAGTCGGCCCCGCCGCCAGAGGAAGGAGAGTAGATGAGCACCCTGATCCGGCCGGGTGTCAACGTCACTCTGCGCCCCACGCCGCCGACGCGGAGCGCACCGACGGACACCGGCGTCTGGTTCTTGGTCGGTACGGCGGACTCCGGGCCGACCGTGCCGACTCGCATCACCAGCATGCAGAACTTTACCAACGTGTTCGGCCCAAGGGTCACGTACAGCGTTCTGTACGACGCGCTGGACGTGTACTTCCGCGAGGGCGGTTCCATCGCCGAGGTCTGTCGCGTCGTCGGGCCGGCAGCGGTCGTGGCGAGCAAGAACCTGCTCGACGCAAGCTCGGGAATCTCTCTGGTCGCCTCGGCACTCGGCCCGGGGGCGAGCGGCAACAACATCAAGGTCGGAGTCAGGAATGGGCAGACGGGCGGCACCTTCGTCCTGTTCGTCCAGGACTCGACCAACACCGAGGTCGAGACCAGCCCGGATCTCGCCAATCAGTCGGCGGCGGTTCTCTGGGCGAGCTACTCCAGCTACATCCGGGTGGCGCTCGGTGCGTCTTCCCTCAACCCGGCGACCGTCGCAGCCGCGGCGCTTTCGGGCGGCAACGACGACCGGAACAACATCACCGACGCGCAGTGGCAGGCGGCGCTCGATCAGTTCACGTCGGATCTCGGGCCGGGGCAGGTCTCCGCTCCGGGCCGCACGTCGGACATCGGCCACCAGCAGCTGGTCACTCACGCCGGTGCGCGCAAGCGCGCCGCGATCCTCGACGCGCCGGACACCGCAACCGTCGCCACGTTGCTCGCCAGCGCGGTCGGGGCGCGGGCCGGAACGCAGAAGTTCGCGGCGATGTTCTGGCCGTGGTGCATCGCTCCGGGCGTCATCACCGGGACGACGCGCTCCGTTCCTCCCAGTGCCCTCATCGCGGGTCTCTGCGCCCGCAACGACGGCCAAGGCAAGGGCGCGGACTGTCCGGCCGCGGGCGACAACGGAGCGGCGCTGTTCGTGAACGACCTGTCACAGAACCCGGTGGCGGACTCGATCCGCGGGCAGCTCAACACCGGCTGCGTCAACGTCGTCCGCGAGATGTTCGGCGGCGTGCGGAACTACGGATGGCGCTCGCTGGTCGATCCGACCGCCGAGGCCGACTGGGTCAACTTCGGTTGCGCCCGCCTCTGGATGAGCATCGCTGCGAACGCGAACGCCATCGCAGAGGGCTACGTGTTCGACAAGATCGACGGCTCGGGGCACACGATCTCCTCGTTCAACGGGGCGCTCGCCGGCATGCTCCAGGAGTATTACGCCAACGGGGATCTCTACGGCGCGAGCGCGCCGGATGCGTTCTTCGTGGACACCGGCCCGCAGGTCAACACCCCGACCACCATCGCGAACCACGAACTCCACGCCGTGCTCTACGTCCGCATGGCCGAGTTCGCCGAGATGGTGCAGATCGAGGTCTACAAGAAGCCCATCAACGAGGCGTAGGAGGGAGGTAACCAATGAGTGCTGTCATCAGGGGAACGCGCCAGGACACCTGGATCGTCAACCTGAAGGTCGAGAACCCGAAGCTGGTCGCCGCCGGTCAGCCGGGCCACATGATCGACTACGATGTGTGGGACACCAAGTCCGGCGGCGAGATCGACTCCGAGGAGAACTTGTACTACCCGGGCGGAATGAAGCCCGCGTACTCGCTCGGAGGGCGCGTCAATCCGGGTCAGCTCACGCTGAGTCGGAACTACCGGCTGAGCCGCGACCACGACAACATCCAGCAGCTGATCGACGCGGTGGGGAAGTCGAAGATCATCGTGTCCATGCGGCCGATGGATCGCTACAAGAACCCCTACGGCTCGCCCATCGTCTGGACGGGAACGCTGAAGACCGTGACCCTTCCGGAGCACAACTCGATGTCCACCACCGACGCGGCGATGATCGAGATCGTCTGTTCCATCGACAAGCCGCCGACGAGCACCTAGCACTAGTCAGGAGGGAGCATGGAAGAGCCAGAGCAGCCGCTCGTAACCGACATCACGAGCGACGAAGAAGTGAATCCTCAGAGGTCGCTCGCGGATCAACTCCGCGAGCGTCGCTCTGAGATCGCGGAGACCAAGGAGGTCTTCCTGCCGTTGACCGGCTACGAGCAGTTCGGCGTACAGGTCAAGCATCGGCTGATGGATCGAGTCGAGGTCGAGGGCATCGGTCGCAAGATCCTGGCCGAGACTCGGAACCGTAGCGAGCGCAATATGCGGATCCTTCTCGACGTCATCATCAACTCGACCCAGGGGTTCTACATCCAGGACGAGGAGACGAACAAGGATGAACCGGAGCAGCTGATGGATCCGTCCGGCGCCACGATCTACGGATGGGACGGATTCGCGACGTACCTCGGCTGGACTACCAACGGCGACGAAGCACACGCACGGGCCGCTCTGTACTGGGTCTTCGGCGGCAACGAGTTCTCCATCGGGCAATACGGGATCCTCCTCAACCGCTGGATGGGCAACACGAGCCTCAAGGTGGACGAGGAGTTCCTGGGGGAAGTGCTGGGGTAATACCCGATGAGATCAAAGCGGCGGCATCCATCGCATTCTCTGGCCAGGATCCTGTCAGGTACCTGGAGGAGACCGACTCCGAGAAACGGGTGCAGATGGAGGCCATCGCCGCCGAGTACGTCAAGCTGGTGCAACTCCTCAACGAAGACCTTGCCCACATGGTCATCAGTAAGCTCGCAGAGGCAATGAAGTGACCGCCGGGCGCGCAGCCGTAATCCAGCTCAAGCTCCAGGGCCAGCGGGCTATGCAGGCCGGGCTAGGCGCGACTGCTGCGTCCATCAAAGGTCTCCAAGGCGCGGTAGCGGAGTACAACGCCACGGCCGAGGTCTCGACCCGGCGCTCGTGGTTGTGGAACCAGGCTCTGTTCACTCTGCGTCGTTACGCTTACGCCGGCACGCTTGCGATCACGGGCCTGGGCACGGCGGCTGCCATCATGGGGTTCAAGTTCAACGCCTCCATGGAAAGCAACCGGATGGCCTTCACGCAGTTCCTCGGATCTGCGCAACTGGCCAACAAGGAACTGACATACCTGTATAACCTCGCCAAGTACACGCCGTTCGAGTTCAGCAACGTCACTTCCGCGGCTCGGCGGTTCCTCGCGTTTGGCTACTCGCTGCGCGAGACCAACAAGTACCTTCAGATCATCGGAGACACCGCGGCGGCGTTCGGTGGGAGTGGCGACCTCATCGAACGCATGGTGCTCGTCTTCGGGCAGATCCGCGCGAGCGGTCGTCTTCTCGGCCAGGACATGCTTCAGTTGGAACAGCAGGGCGTCCCGGTTCTGGAGATCCTTCAGAAGCAACTTGGCCTGACCGCCGAGCAGCTGGGTCGGATTGGCGCTGTCGGGATTCCGGCATACGTCGGGATCCCCGCGCTCATGCGCGGAATGCACGAGCTATTCGCCGGAATGGCTCTGAAGCAAGCGCAGACCTTCAGCGGACAGCTTTCTACCCTTCATGACAATCTCTCCCAGGTCTTTGGCGCGCTAACGCTCCGCCAGTTCAACAAGGCGAGCAAGGGGCTGCTGCCTGGTCTGAATAAGATGTTCGACGATATGACCAAGTTGATCCAGAAGCAGAAGGGCAGGATCACCTTGGCTCAGGCGCTCGGGATCGCGGAGGCGCACTACCCGTGGATCAAGCCTATCGCCGACATCACGCAGAGGCTGCTAACGCTCGGGCGAGCGTTCTGGAACTTCTTCATGAAGGTGCTCTGGCCGGCAATCAGGATCGCGCTTATCCCGGTTCTGATTCTCCTCGTCCAGCTGATGTGGGGTCTGACGAAGGTTCTCAACATCTTGGCTGCGATCCCGGGACTCAAGTACCTGGTCGCTGTCTTCCTGATCATCCTCATGACGGAGTTCGCGTGGGTCAGGCTCATCGCGCTCCTAACGAGGGTGACCTGGCTCATCAGGTTCCTGCGGATGGGAAAGCTCGCGAAGACGTTGATGACCGAGGAGCAGCTCAAGAATATCGGGAAGCTCGACAAGTACCTCATGCGACTCGGAGACCGCTGGAAGTGGTTCTGGCGAACAACGGTCGGCGGCGGGGCGTTGAGATCCAGTCAGAGGTTGTGGCAGATCCTCCGCACCGGCCAGGTCGCGATGCCCAGCGGTCGCTTCCCGAAGTATACAGCATTTGAGAAGTTCATCCAAGGAATGCGCCTCAAGGCTCTCGCGGGAGCGAAGTCAATTGGCCGCGCATTTGAAGTTCTGCGGACGGGATCAGTACAGGGGCCAGGAGGCTTCCAGAAACTTACCCCATTCGAGAAGTGGATCCGTCGAATGCGCATCGTCGCCATCGGGCAGTTCTTGAAGATCGGTGCCGGCTTCAAGTACCTCAAGAACGCGGGCGAAGCTCTGTTCAAGGGTCGCGTCACCGGGAAGTTCCTCCAACAGTACAACAGGCTGGAGCGGGTGCTGATCCGTCTCCGCATCTTCATCCTGAGGCTCATCCCGGCGATCCGCGGCGTCGGGATCGCGCTCTGGACATTCGTCTCCACGAACCCGATCATCGCGATCATCGGCGCTGTCATCCTTCTGATCGTGGCGCTCGTTGTCCTCTACTACAAGTGGGGATGGTTCCACAAGCACGTGGACAAGACCTGGCACTGGATCAAGGATCACTGGCGTCTGCTAGCCATCGTCATCTTCGGGCCGTTCATGCCGATGATCCCGCTGTTCATCCTGATCCTCGATAACATCAAGAGGATCATCAATTGGGCCAAGACTCTTATCGGCTGGCTCAAGTCGGCCTGGGGATGGATGCAGAAGATCAATCCTGTCCACTGGATCGGAGTCGGGGCGCACGCCATCGGTGGATTCTTCTCGGGCGGTGGCGGAGGTCAGAACACTCAGCCCGGGGCGGAGCGCAGAGGGCCAATGCTCTCTCCGAGGGGCGCGAGCTACGCCGCTGCCTTCGCGGGAGCGCACCAGACCGTTCCGCAGCTCAATGTTACGGTACATAGCGAACTGCACGTAGATCGGAAGAAGCTTGCTGAGTCCGTGTCCAAGGCCAAGATGGATAAGGCTGCGAGGAAGTAATGCCACCAGCTGAGCAACACTACTACGTCTTCCGCGCGAGTAACGGACTCACCGTCAAGGTCATGCGCGGATCCGGGACTCCGAAGATCGTTGGCGGGGAGGGCGGTTGGGAGGTTGTGAACCGCGCTCGCCGCGTCGGGCTGACGCAGTGGACGGGACACGAGCCATATCGGATGGACGTGCCCGTCATGTTTGATGGGTACCGTGGCGGCATCAGCGTCGAGCGCGACATCCGCGTTTTCAATCTGATGTCGATGGGCGTGAACTTTACTCCTCCACCAACCGTCACGATTGTTGGTGCGCTTCCCGTCGTCGGCGCTACTTGGGTCATCGAGAGCATCGACTGGGGCGATCTCGTCTACTGGGAGCGGTCGAGTCAAGGACAGTTCTTCCGTCTGCGTCAGGATGCGGTCGCTCACATGCTCCAGTACGAAGCGGAGAAAGCTCTCAAGATCATCATTCCGAAGCAGATCCCGAACTCGTACACAACTCATGGCACCGGCGAGACGCTTCGCTCGATAGCCAAGAACATGTACGGGAACGGAGCGCGCTGGAAGGACATCGCTAAGGCCAATCCGAAGATCCGCGATCCGAACAAGATCCCGGACAAGACCAAGCTGAGGATTCCGTAGTGCCTGCGAAGCCGAGAGCGAGAACCGCACGGCAGAAGCTTGAACTGTCGAAGATGCAGCCGGGCACCCTACAACGGGAGTTGATGGGTGACGACATCGACCTGGAGAAGCTCGTCGTCTACCTCAAGAGCGCGATCCTGTTCGATACCACCGACCGGATTGTTGACTGCTCGGTCACCCGGACTATCGAAGGAGCGAGCACTCTCGATCTCACGCTCAACGACTACGACCGGAGCATCGTCAAGTCCTGGGCGATCAACGCGAAGCTCGACATCCAGATCGACGGAATGTGGTTCCGTCTCGTCAAGACATCCCGTGACGTAGGCGACGACAACCTTCAGCTAACATTCGAGCAGCGCGAGATCGCCTTGCTGCGCTCGTACCCGCCGAAGGGTGCGCCACACAACGGTGCGAAGTTCGCGAGCCGGACGAAGGTGACGCGAGCCGAGTTCATCCTCAACTTGATCCGAGAGGTCAAGGAAGTAGACATTCCTGTCGTCATCCCGGAGCTTCACAAGGTACAGAAGATCCAGAAAGCCGTAGACGCTGGCGGATCGTACGACTGGAGCAGTTTGTACAATACGAACCCAGGACTCGCCGCGGACATCAACAAGGGTCTCCAGGAGTCTGGCCAATCGACGGGGGCCGGGGGCGGGAACCAGAAGACCATTCCGCAGAAGTATCTGACGGTCGATAAGGCTCCTATGACCAAGGAGCAAATGGCCAACGCGAACACGATCATCTCGACCGGACTCGGGATGGGCGTCAAGCCGAAGCTGCTCGTCTGCGCCATCATGACGGCCATCGATGAGTCTCGTCTGAAGAACCTCAGCGCCGGGGACAAGGACAGTGCCGGTCTCTTCCAGCAGCGCCCGAGCCAGGGATGGGGCAGCTATGAGAATGTGACCGACCCGCCGACCGCTTCGCGCTCGTTCTACAATCACGCGATCAAGTACGATCAGCAGTACCCGAATGCGTCGTATAACGATCTCTGTCACGGCGTCCAGGGGAACAAGGATCCGAACGTCTATGGCCAGTTCTACGGCGAGGCCGTCCGCATCGTCACGGCGTACGGGGTACCTCTCAAGAAAGACGGATCCGAAGACAGCGCCGCGAACGCGAACAATATGGCTAACGTAACATTCACAGGAGTTCAAGACTTTCTGTTCTACCGCGGAACGCCGACGCAGAATGGCAAATACTTCAAGCGGGAGGACAACTGGTCTTGTATCCAGCGGCTCGCGGACGACGTAGGCTGGCGCGCGTTCTTCATCGGCGGCGTCTTCTACTACCTGACCGACGACGATCTGTTCAAGATGCAAGCGACAGCCATTCTGACCGAGGAGTCGGATGGCGTCATGGGCATCGGCTTCGACTACGACGTGGGCAAGACCCAGGCGACTGTCGAGGTTCAGGCTCTGACCGGCAAGTGGACAGTTCCGCCCGGAGCTATCGTCATCATCCAGGACATGGGAGCGATCTCGGGTCGCTGGGTCGTGAGTAACTTCGAGCGGAGCTTGTTCAACAATCAGGCCGACATCCAGCTATCAAAGCGCCAGCCCGATCTCCCAGAGCCGTTGGACGACGGAACGCAACGCCCCACCTGGGCATCGCAGACCGGCCCGCCTGGTACGCAAGCGGGGCAGGATCCTGGTTCAGCAGCATTCGGCGGTATCCCGGGAATGAACGATGCGTCGCGCAACGCGGTCGTCGCGGTCGCAAAGCGGGCACTGGCCATCGAGAAGGGAACCGATGGCGAGAAGAAGTGGCACTACAAGTACCCCGGCGACGAGGGTGGCGATGGCGGCCCAGCGCGCCCGATCCCGGACTCGCTTTGGAGCGCAGACGCGCACGACGCCATCGACTGCTCGGCGTTCGCGACTCTTTGCTACAAGGAAGCAAACTGCGAGGATCCGAACGGGAACAAGTACAACGGTCAAGGGTACACCGGGACTCTCGTTCGGCACGGCATCCCGGTTACGACGCCACAGCCTGGCGATCTCTTGTTCTACGGGTCGCCGCCGGACTATCACCATGTCGCGGTCTACATCGGCGGCGGGATGCAGATCCAGATTGGTAGCGCGCAGGGCGTCAAGACCGAGCCGTCCGACGGCCCAGGGCCAGTCACCGCGATCCGGAGCTACCTGAACAAGAACACCGACAGCGGCATCTCTACGGGAGGGGCGGTTCCTGTTGCCCCATCGGGCGGCGGTACCGGGACTCTGCCAAAGGGCAAGATCACCGTCTTCATTCAAGCTGGCCACGATACGGGCGGGCACTCCGATCAGCCGTACGGCCACGAGGGTCAGTCGGGCGCTGCCGGCGAAGTCGAGTTCAATATGGAGATTCGCAACAAGGTCATCGAGCATCTACAGAAGGATGACCGATTCGCTCCCTGGTCAGCCGACGCTTGGAGCGCGAGCGCGGGAGCGACAGCAGCGCCCGGAGACGACGAGAACATCTTGTGTCATATGTTCGTCGCGATCCACTACGACCGTGGTACCCCGGGTAGCGGGTACTTCTTTGGCTACACACGAGGAGCGACTGATGGAAGGTCGGACGGAACCTCGACGCAGAGCGCCACTCTCTGTAACAAGATTGCCGCCGAGATCAATCAGATCAGCGGCGCTCCTCCTCGTCTTGGTGATAACAGCAGCTTTGGCGGTACCCCCGCTGGCGCGAGCGGATGGGGCTACTACCCCTGGGGCAGCACGCAGCGCGCCGCGCCCGATAACATCGACCATACTGGCGCTCAATGTACCGCGCATTGCATCATGGAGTGCGGACGAGCGAGCGACGGCGACTACCTCGATCACAAGCGTGACGACATAGCCAAGGCCATCTACACCGGCATTTGCCGCTACTACTCTTACGATCCGGTATGAGTCAAGTCTGGATGGATATGCCGGCTCGTCAGAGCCTCGGGGCGATCTGGAAGGGAACGATCACGCAGCCGCCTTTGAACTTCTTGGCTCGTTGCGGTGTCATCATCCCGGACATTCATCCGGATCTCGTCCACGAGAACGTTCGCTGGTCTGCGCGCGACAATATGTCGCTGCCCCAGGACGAAGACGAATGCCTCGTTGTCTTTGATAACAACCAAGAACTTTGGATCGTTGCTTGGTGGCCAACCGATAAGCGTCCGAGCATCATCAGCAGCCCTTCCTCGGCTGGCCCTCCCCCAAACCCAGTCGATGGCGACATCTGGCTGGAAGAACGACCGACGAGCAATACTTCGCTAACCGTTCATGAGTACCAGGCCTCGACTAGCTCCTGGCTGACCTCTAGGGCGCTGTCTCTCTCGGATGTCGGCCCGCCGCCGCCATCAAGCGACCTCAATCAAGCGGTCTACAATGGGTGGTACTCCATTGCTCCCGGCTACACGAACTCGCCGGTGCCCGGAGCGTACGGCGCGCTCATGGTTACCAACATTACCTACACTGGAGCTTGCCGTCAGGTCTTTTACCAACATGGAGCTTACGCGACTTATCAACGGTTCCAGAATGGAGCGGGTTCTTGGTCTGCCTGGCAATGGATCCTCGGCTACACGGATACCGCTTGGGTGCCCATTAGCCTTCAGAACAGCTGGGGCAACTATGCCAATGGTTACGCGCCTGCGCGTTACCGTCAACTGTCGAGCGGGCTAGTGTTGGTACAAGGATTGATAACACGACCGACCGATCCCGGGAATGGAACAGTTATTGCTCAGCTTCCTTCTGGGGTATGGCCTACCGGAAACATCATCTTTTCACAACCAGCTGGAGGCGGCATAGCACGTATAGACGTTACGGACTCGGGGGTCTTTCTTTGGTATGGGGGACTGACCACTGGTGCGAACACCGGATGGGCCTCTCTCAGCGGTATTCAATTCTACGCCGATCACTAGGAGGGAGCTATGCAGGTACAGGTATCAATCAGACTGGGGCCGGACGAGACTCTCGCCAAGGGAAGCGACGAGGTTGCCGCTGACATCCTGTCTGCGCTCGGTCTCGATGCCGAGAGGGACACGGTCATGGTTCAGATGGCGCAGTTCGGATCGGCAGGAATGACGCAGATGCCGCCGGGAGCCGTGCCGGGAATGGTACCCGGTGCCTAGCGTCGATTGCCCGCATTTCGATCTTCCCTTCCGGCTCGGCAAGGCCGGGGCGAACGTCGTGGAGCAGGACTCCATCGAAGATGTGGCCAACTGCGTCGTGGCGATCCTGGCGACTCACCCCGGGTGGCGGGACGAGGTACCGACGTTCGGGACGATGGACTTCGCGATGCGCCGGATGCCTCTAGGCGCGGAAGACATCGCGAGCTATATCGGCGCGCAAGAGCCGCGGGCAGTCTTGATCGTTGAGGAGCGTCCGGATCAGGTAGACTCTCTCGTCGATCACGTCAACATCGGCGTCTCGATCCACCAGAAGAAAGGAACCTGATGAGTACGAGCGGGTACATCTCATACCCCATCGACTCCAATACCCAGGACATCCTGGACGCCGCTTACGCTCTGATCAAGAGCAAGGTTCCGGACTGGTTGGAGAACGACGGGAATCTCGATACATGGATCATCCAGGCGATGGCGGCGCAGGCGTCCGACCTCAAGGGGATCGCTCTGGACGTGCCCGATACGATCTTCATGTACTTCGGGTCGCAACTCATGGGCATCCCTCCGCTCGACGCGACCTCCTCAACCGTTCCGTCCACTTGGACGATGTCCGATACTCTCGGGCACACGATCCCCGCCGGCACCCAAGTCGCCATCACGGATGCCGTCGGACAGCAACATGCCTTCCAGACGACAGCGGACTTCACCGTGCCCGCGGGGCAGAGCGCGACCGCTGTTGGTGGGGTCACCCTTACCTCCATCGAGGCAGGCGCGGATATGACCGGCCTCGGAGGCAACGGCTACGTCGCGACGCTCATCGACAACCTCGCCTATGTTCAGACCGTAGCATTGACCGCTCTGACGTCGGGCGGGCAAGACGCAGAACTCTCCAGCGAGTACCTCGACCGGCTCGCACGCAAGCTCCAGCGCATCTCTAACCGGCCAGTGCTCGCCTCTGACTTCTCGCTCGCGGCGCTCGACATCGCTGGCGTCTACCGCTCTCTGACGCTCGATGGCTACAACCCGGCGAACTCGACATACAACAACGAGCGCATGATCGCCATCGCGGCCGTCGATAGCCTCGGGCAGCCGGTCTCAGCCGCGATCAAGACGCAGCTTCAGGCGTACCTCGACTCGCAGCGCGAAGTCAACTTCGTCGTCAACACCTTCGATCCGACCGTCACGCAGGTCGATGTGACGTTCAACGTCAAGGTCGTCGTCGGGTACACGGCAACCTCCGCTCAGGCGAACGCGCTCCAGGCGCTCCGAGACTTCCTCAACCCGGCGAACTGGGGACACGATCCAGCGGTCACCGACGCGACCGCTCAGGCGCAGACGTGGATCGTCAGCCCCATCGTCTACTACAACAAGGTGATCCAGGTTCTCTCGGAGGCGACCGGAGTAGACCGGGTGATCACGATGACGATGGCGCTTCACGGGAACGCGCTCGGGATCGCTGACCTGACCCTTCCTGGCGCCGCACCGCTCGCGGACGACGGGACGATCAACGGGACGGCGACACCCTGATGGCGGGAATCGCGGACACCGGCTGGCCGGTCAACGACGTTACGCAGCGCGCGTACGATCAGGTCTACCCGGTCTCGATCCAAGACCAGCTATACGGCTGGCCGTTGCTCGCGTACGTCAACGCGCTCGGCGAGATGTTCCAGCAGATGGCTGACATTGTCGAAGATGGGCCGCATGGCGAGCCGGGCTGGTCGGTCATTTTGGACATCAACCGGACGAAGGATGAGGGACTTCCGTACCTCGCGCAGTTCATCGGTCTGAACTTCTACAAGGGATTGACATCGGCGGTGCAGCGCCAGCAGATCCGCGACCACATCAGCTGGCTGCGCGGTACGCCAAGTTCGATCTCTTCAGCCATCGGCCTCTTTCTGACCGGGACGAGGACAGTTCAGTTCTTGGAGCGAACTCCGGATGCCTATGCCTTCCAGGTGACCATCTGGGCCAGCGAGGCTCCTGCGGATACGTCTTCAACGTCCGCGCTCGTTCGCTACGTGAACCAGTTCGCGAAGCCAGCCGGTCTCAACTGGACTCTGACGGTCAACCCCGGGACTCCGCCAGCGACGACGTACGTGGCGATCTACAACCGTGGCGATTCCTACGCCAACATCTTCAACAACTACCAGACCTACAACGACATCCGCTAAGGGAGGGATATGCAGACTACATCAAGGCGAGGGATCCAGTATCCCGATCCCGCTACCAGAGCGGATCGTGCGGACATCGCCCTCCACCTTTCGTACCTGGCCATCCCGCTCGACGCAGACGTGCTCTTCCAGCAGGGCACGGACGCGGCGCGGGTCGCAGCCGCTCGCCAGACGGGCGGCGGCAAGTTCTGGTGGACTACGGACACCTTGCTTCTCTGGTACGACGACGGTACCGCTTGGCGCCAGGTTCAGACGCCGCAGTTGTCCGTCCCGAACCTCCAGACGATCAGCTACACGCTCGTACTCGCGGACACGACCAAGACGGTCGAGATGAACAGCGGCTCGCCGCTGACGCTGACCGTCCCGACGAACACGGCAGTTGGCTTCCCGGTCGGTACGACCTGTAACATCGCGCAGGTCGGAACGGGACAGGTCTCCATCGCCGCTGCCGGCGGTGTGACGCTCCGCTCGTACGGGAACATGCTCAAGCTCGCCGGTCAGTACGCGCTCTGCTCGTTGATCAAGCGGGGCACGGACGACTGGTGGGTCTCCGGAAACTTGGTGCCCTGATGCCGTATCCGCCGCCAGGGATCATCGACAGTATCGACCAGATCGTTCCGGCCGGTACGTTCACCAGCCCTGCGCCCGGGAACGTTTCGGGCATCATCACCCTTACGGTCTCGGCGTCGGACTACGATCAGGTGGCGAGCGTTCAGTTCCAGATCGACGGGGCCAACATCGGCGCTCCAGACACCAACGCTCCGTACTCGACGACGTATGACACCCGCGCTCTCCTCAACGGGCCGCACACGTTCCAAGCCATCGTCAAAGATCGGGTTGGTAACTCGTTCACCACTTCGGTCGCCGTCACCTTCGCCAACGCGCCGGTAGTCGCGATCACCGCGCCCGGGAACGGAGCGAACGTCACCGGACTCACGAGCTTCTATGCGACCGTGACGAGCTACGACGCCTCGGTCTCAACTCAATTCAGAGTCGATGGTGCGAACTACGGAGCAGCGCAACCGGGCACCGGCTCGGTCGGATTCGGCTCGGTCGATACGCGCTCCTGGGGGAATGGGGCGCACACTTGGTCGGTGGTCACTACGGATGGGCACGGTAACTCAGCAACGGTCTCGGTCACCGTCACGCACGTGAACAATCCGGTCGTCGCGTTGACTGCACCGGCAAATGGGGCGACGATCTCGGGAACCTCCGTCGTCGTCACGCAGAACGTGACGAGCTACGATGTCGCGGCTACGACCCTCACTCAGTTCAAGATCGACGGGGCGAGCTACCTACCTCCACAATCCGGAGTCGGGAACGTCTCGATCAATCTCAACACGCAGTCGTTCTTGAACGGGAGTCATACGATCACCGCCGTGACGACAGACGCGCACGGCAACAGCGCGAGTTCAAGCATCACCGTAATGTTCGCGAACGCGCCGGTGATCAACATCACCAGCCCGGGGAACGGAGCGACGGTCAGCGCCGGGTTCGCCTTCAACGCGACCATTACCCACTACGACAACTCCTGCTCGACGGTCTTCAGGATAGACGGGAACCAATGGGGAGCGACGCAGTCTGGCGCCGGGGGTCTAGGGATCAGTCCGGACTCGCGCAGTTGGCTGAATGGCGGGCATACGCTTCAGGTGATCTCGACGGACGGCCACGGCAACACGCAGTCTGCGTCGATCTCCGTAACGTTCAACAACGCTCCGACCGTCTCAATCACGTCTCCTAGCAACGGAGCTACGGCGACCGGATCTCCGATCCAAGTCAACGCTTCTGTCACGAGCTACGACGCGACGACCTCTACGCAGTTCAATGTCGATGGCGCGAACTATGGCGGGGCGCAGAGCGGGTCGGGCGGTAAGGGTGTCAGCTTCGACTCGCGCTCCTGGCTCAACGGTTGGCATACATACTCGGTGACGACCACGGATGGACACGGCAACTCAGCGTCTTCTTCGATCTCGGTCTATCACCGCAACGCGCCGGTCGCTTCTATCACTACGCCCGGAAACGGGGCATACGTCAGCGGCTACCTCAACTGGCACGCGAACGTCACGATGTACGATTCCAGCTGTACCATCAACTGGTACCTCCAGGGCAGCTTGTGGAACCAGTCGAGTACCCCGGGCAACGGGGTCGGCTACGACGGTTTGGATACGCACTACTGGCCTGTGGGTAACTGGAGCTTGAAGATCATCGTCACCGACGCGAGCGGTAACCAGGGTTCGTCCGAGGTTGTCGTCTACGTCAACAACAGCATCCCGGGCGCTCAGTGGACGTACCTGGGCAACCTGATGTCCTGGTACGGAGGCGACGACGGCCCTGGCTGGTACTCGATGCGTGACAACCCTGCGAGCTACGACCAGCGATGGAATCAACTTTGCTGGAACAGTGACACTTGGTGGGATCAGAGGGGTCAGGGTGCCGGCGCGCTGCCTCCGATCTACGCCCCCAGCAATCCCGATCCGGGGCACTACCAAATGCGACTTCAGTTCTACTGCGGATGGTTCGAGACGGGAACCGATCACAACCACGTGTACGGCTGGGGCTGGATCAACGGCATCGGAGAAGTTCAGTGGGCCGACAATCACGGCGGCTGGGGAGACCAGGCCTGGAACATCAACAACGGCGACTACTGCTACGTGATGCGCTGGGCGAGCGATCCGGGCTGGAACACCGACTACATGCAGGATATGCGCATCTACTGGGACTTCGTCCTCAAGTCTCCCTACAACTCGTGAGA